AAGAGGAGGTAGAAGAGGTAGAAGAGGTAGAACAAGAGGAAGAGGAAGAGGCCGATTTGCAGCAGCTGCCAGCTTAGGAGCGGGTCTAGGAATGGATATGTTAGGTGGTGAAGATGAAACTGGTTTATTAGATACAGGATTAGATATAGCTTCAGATGTTGGTGGAGGTGGTGGCGGAACTGCTGCTCCTAAAGCTCCAACAGCAGCCGCAACTCCTAAAGCAGCATCAGCTGCAAAAGCAGCAGGTAAAGGAGGAGGATTTTTTAGTAAAATAGGAGGTTTCTTTTCAGATATAGGTGGTAAAGTAGTAGGTGGAGTTAAAAGTTTAGGAAAAGGTGCTTTAAATATGGCTGCAGGTCCTGTTAAAGGTGCTTTGAAAGTAGTAGGTAAATTTTTAGGACCTATTATGGCAGCTGTTGAAGGAGTTGCTAATGTGGCTGGAGTTATTAGTGATGCTAAGGCTAAAAAAGCAGCTGGAGAAACAGTGGATACAGCTATGTTAGGTAAAGATATTATGAAAGGTGCAGCTTATCCTATTGCTAATTTATTAGTAAATTTAATACCAGGAGTAGGTACAGCAATAAGTTTAGCAGATGCAGCTTTAGGAGCTTTTGGGTTATCACCAATTAAATGGCTTTCAGATAATTTAATTGATTGGTTACCTGATGATACTTTTAAAGGATTAGGTGAGTTCGCTGTAGGTGGTGAACAAAAAGCAATGGCAGCTGGTGGTATAGTAACAGGTCCAACTAATGCTTTAGTTGGTGAGGCTGGTGCTGAAGCGGTTATACCTCTTAGAGAATTTTACGCAAAAATTGATGAATTAATTGCTGCTGTTAAACAAGGTGGATTACAATCACCAATGGCTATAGCTACTCGAAGAACAGGATAATAAAATATTTATATAAAACAATAAAAACATGGCACAGATTCTCGATCAATTAAAAACATCACAGTTGAGTTTAAAAGGTGAAACACCTCAAACTCCGATTAATGCTACTGCTCAATCAGTAAACCTTACAACTAATGGTTTAGTGAAGTCACAGCTAGATTTAAATAACGGACAAACTCCTGATGCATACTTAGATAAGAAACCTCAATAATAACAAGTGAATGCCCCTTTTAGACCTAAAGACAAACTTAAAGTCATTAAAATTTGGTAACGACCGCCCAGGAGGCGGTGGTAGTGGGCTTCCTTATATACAAACATCTTTACCTGAACAAGCAACTCAGTTAGAATTAATATCTCAACAATCAGCTAAATTCAGTAACGATTTTCCAATTAGAGGAGGTGGTAAATCAGTAGCTACAATAGCTACTGATCTTATTAGAATTACAAAATTTTTAGCAGACCCAGGACGTGGTCCTTTTTTTGTTGCTAAACAAGTAGGTCTTCAATTATCTAATCCTCGTACTGAAGTAGGTACTGTTTTAGGAAGTACTCCTTATACTCAAGTTTACTTACCTACAAATACACTAGCTCAAATAGGAGTTCAAGGAACAGGAATACACTGGGATAGACCAGGTGTTTCACCTAACACTCCTGATCAATTAAAATATGCTTTTGTTGTTGGGCAACAAGTTGTAACCAACAACCCAAACACAAACAGGTTATTAGCTTTATATAGCAATAAAATTAATCCAGAAGGATTTGTTATTGATCCTTCATTAAATAAAAAATTAGGTATTGACGATCAAAGTCAACTTAATTTATTTAATTATTCTAATGGTCCTGAGTCGTTTTATGGTCTTGGAAAAACAATAATTCCTAGATTTGAAACTACTACTCCATCTTCTGCTTCTATATCTCAATATCCTTTTAAATATGGAACTCGCCCTAATCCAACTTTAGATTATAGAAGATATATTACTGCTTCTAAAGCATATATGTCTCAAAGTGGTGATGTATTTAGTGAAGGATTTGTACGAGCACAAGGTAGTTATTATTTAAACAATATAGGACAACAAAGTGATATAGTAGTAAATAATTTTACTACAAACAGATATCCATTTAATTTTACATTAGTAACAGGATCAAAACCAGTATTTGATTATTCAAAATATACAGCCGCTCAAGATGTATTTGTATCTGAATCTAAAATACAAGTAATAAGCGGTATTGAAGCAAATGGACAAACATTTGCCGCTGTACTTCAACAATCAGAAGTAAGTAAAAGTAATTTTGAAACAACCCCTTTCCCTGTAACATTTAGTGGTTCTTATGTTCGCGCAACTCCAACAATAAGAATAAATACTAACGGACAAAGTGCTTTTAAACTATATAATAGCAATCCAGATAATTCAACATTACTTGAAAATAATAGTAAAGCTATTTTAGAACAAGGCAGTGATCCTAATTTTAGTAGCCCTGCAGGATATACTTTTACTTATAGTCTTATTAAATCAAGAGCAAGTGATAGTAGAAATAATAGAGGACAAATACCTCAAGATTTTAGAAAAATATTAATAGACAATAGAATAGGAGATTCATCTCTATATAGCTATGACTATAAGAGTCCTTCTATTAACATGCAAGGAAGAATAGGATTAGCAGATTCAGGTTTAACTACATTTAATAGATCTTTTATAACTAGTACTGACTCAGCTACTCAAGATAAAGTAACAATGACTCCACTAGATACTCAGCTTATTCCTGGACAAGGTACAGCTAGAGATTTAGTTAAGTTTTCTATTGAGGGTGTAAGTAATGAAAACCCAGTAAACACAACTAAAATACATTTGCGTGCTTACGTAGAAGGGTTTAGTGATAACCATAGTGCTAACTGGCAAGGATTTCAGTATACTGGTAGAGGTGATACTTTTTATACTTATCAAGGTTTTACAAGAGAAGTAGGATTAAGTTTTTCTCTTCCTGCTTTATCAAGACCTGAAATGCAACGCATTTATCAAAAAGCAAACTATTTAGCTTCATTATGTTATCCAGACTATAACTCTTCAGGTTTAATGAGAGGTAATATAGTGCTATTAACATTTGGAGATTACTTATATAGAGTACCTGGTTTATTAAAATCAGTAAATATTACTATTCCAGATGATGCTTCTTGGGAAATAGCAATGTCTGAACCTGAAAGAGGAGCAGATTCTGATATGTACGAATTACCTCAACTCTTAAAAATAAGTTTGGCATTTACACCAATTATGAGTATATTGCCAAGAAGAGGTGCTGGTGTTCCATTAATAACAAGAGCCTCTAAGAATAATAAATTCTTAGCGCCTGTAGCAGCAATAAAATAAAATTATGTCAGATAGATATCTTTTCATACCCGTTGAAAAAACAACAATCAGCGATGATAAATCACCTTCAGCTAGACCTGTGGGTACGCAATATTATCGCCCAACATATTACCCTAATATAAGTGTTACAGAACAAGATAGTTATATTATCACTAAAGCAACAGATCGATTAGATCTAATTGCTAATGATTTTTATGGTGATTCAACATTATGGTGGATAATTGCTATGACTAATAATCTAGAAGGAGATTCAATTTATCCTGGCGACCAATTAAAGGCAAGAGCTAACATTTTAAGAAAAGGAAGTGGTAGTGATACTTTTGCTGAAAGATCTAATAGTGACTTAATGTGGTTAACTAATAGAAATGGTTGGATAAGAATTACTTCTAATATTAATATTAAAGGTAGTAATCCTTTAGCTGCCAAATATGGTGCAGGAGATATTTTAGCTAAAAAATATGTTTTGCAAGGAGGTGTTGTATATGCTAATGCTAAATTAAATAATGGTTCAGTATTAAGAAGTGGAATAGGACAAGATAAAGCATATGGTGTAGGATTTTCAACATCTGATCTTGGTATGGGTTTAAAACCCATGCCTGGTATAACATCATTTAATATTAGTGCTGACGGCCCTTATGGTGCTTTGAAAACAGCAAACATTAAAATTAAGGCATTTGATCTTGAACAATTTAATATAATTGAGACTTTATATTGCCATTTAGGATTATCTCTTATAGCTGAGTTTGGTCATATTCCTTATATCAATAATGAGGGAAAACTTGAAACAAACATAAAGACTTTAGATATTTTTAGTCTTAAAGATAAAGAACAGGTTGCTGCTCAAATTACATCTCAAAGAAAAGCAACATCTGGAAATTATGATGCTATCTTTGGTACAGTAACTAATTATTCTTGGACATCTAATAATGATGGAAGTTATGATATTGATTTAAAAGTTTTAGGACCTGGATCTGTAGTTGAATCTGTTAATATAAATTATTCAACTTCTGATACTACAAATCCTCTTAATCCATCTAATCTTCCTATATATCAAGAATTTTTAAGACAAAATCAAGAAGCAGTTCAAGCAGCAGCAACCCCGGCGCCATCACCATCACCATCACCGGCTCCAACAGGAACAACTACAACAGTATCTCCCCAACAACTAATAGAGGCTGGTGCTCAAGCAGCATTACAAAGTTTAGAAAAACAAATATTACCAGGAGTAATTGCTTCAAGAAATAATTCTGTAATTCATAGGCATTTATATTCTATATATGAAAATGCTTTATCAACACAACAAGTAACTAACCCAGCTGCTGGGGGTGGAGGTGATAGTGCTATTAGATCAACTACTACTCCAACTTTAACTAATAATATTTTTACTTCAAATACAGCATATAACTTTTTAAAGACAGCAGGTGGACTTACAGGTAATGTTTTAGCATTGAAAGGAAATAATGCTGCAGCAATCGCAGATCCTTCTCTTACTAGTAAAATACCTACAATTAATCCTAACTTATTTAGATATTATACTATTGCTTTTGTAACTAATCCTGAACAGGGGGATACTAATTCAACTGCTACTACAAAAGACCAATTACCTAAAGTTTATATTCCTTTTGGATATTTCCTAGCCATACTTCAGTGTTCAGGAATGATTTATAATAGTTCTAAAGGTGATAATAAAGCAGACTCAACTAGACCTTTTGTTTATCTAGATTTTAATAATTTAACAAATCTTTGTTTTGCTTATCCTTGGTCTGTATCTATAGACCCTAACGTTTGCTTAGTTAATATAGCTAGTGGAACTGATTTAAACAGATTTTTATTTGGTGGTGTTAATATAGACGGAAAAGAAGTTTTAAAACCTACCTATTCCCAAATTCAAGCAGATAACAAATACGACCCCGGAGCTGATATATTAAGTAAAAAAATATCTGAAACTAGTAATAAATTTTACGAGTCAAATAATAAAGCTTTTCTCATGAATGTTCTTTTAAATATAGAATATATTGTGGGAAAAATGGATTCTTTAGCAGGTACAGCTCCTGATAAATTAGTTAAATTAGATAAATTTTTAAATGAAATTCTTTCTGATATTAATAATTCGTTAGGAGGAGTTAATGAATTTAGAGTATCTTTCAATGATGAAGCTTATTGTATACAATTATTAGATGAACAAAGATTAGAAGAACCATCACCAGCAGTTATTGATGTAATTGGTTTAAGTTCAATTGTTCAAAATTATAGCTTTCAGTCTAAAATATCTCCTAAGTTAGCATCAATGATAGTAATTGGTTCTCAAGCAGGAAATGTAAGCAAAAAGCAAGCAGGTATAGATGCTAGTGCTGTGGGTAAATGGAATGAATTTGTTGAAGATAGAATAATGCCTACAAGGGTAGATTCTACAGATTCACAAGAAGGAAGTAATAATGCAACTAATGCTGCTCCCGCAGCACCCACAGAAGGAGGACAGGCTGAATCTCCTGATGATCAATTATCTCGTCACATAAAAGGAGTATATCAAAACTTTAAATATAGCGAATCAGATATTGAAGGAGCTAGAAAATTACTAAATGAAAAGTTATTAGCTATTAAGGCAAATTTAAATGATACCACGGCTGTTTCTTTGATACCTTTAGAAATGTCCATTACAATGGATGGAATATCAGGAATATTAGTAAATCAAACATTTGTAATTCCTCCTGAACGTTTACCTTTATCATATCAAGAAAAGATAGGAGGGGGTGGTACAACTAAGTTAGGATTCATAGTTAGAAAAATAGAAAATAAAGTTGAAAATAATAGATGGTTAACTACCATTTCAGGTCAAAGTATAAACTTATCTAAAGCAGTTAAAGCTAGTGTAGTTAAAATAGACCCATTACCTCAAAGACCTGCACCTTCTCCAGCAGCAGCTACAGGAGGAACTACACCAAGACAAACAACAGATCCTACAGTACAAGCAAATGAGGCTGCTAATACAGATAGAATACAAGTACCAAATTCCGGTAAAAATACTACAACAAATACTTATACCTTTTTACCAAAAACAACTAATAAAGCAGTTGATGTGTTTATATTTTATCCTGGTATTAACGTTGGAGGAAAAGTAGGTAGAGATTATATGCCACAAAAAGTTACAGCGGCTGCTCCTGATTGGTTTGATAAATATGTTTTAGTATTCCCAACAACATGGACTACTTCTTATTCAAGTGTTAAAAGAGAATACGAAGAATTATTAACTAAAGCAGGCTTAACTGTAAAATCATTAAATATAGGTATTTATTCAGGAAGTGGAAACAATACAGCTAGTGTATTATCCGCTTTACAGAGTAGTGGAAGAGAACTTAAAAACTTTATAATGATGGATCCTGTTCCTTCAGGTAATTTAGTAAGAGCAGTTAATGCTATTAAAAATAGAGGTGGTACCGCCCAGTATTTATATTACAATACTGCTGTTTGGGGTGGTGCTGCTTATTATGGAGGGGTTGATTCTAAAGGACAACTATACGGACCTATTAAAAACTTAGTAGATGCAGGTACTGGTAAAGTAGCAATAACAAAAACAACAATAGGACACTACGATATACCTACTTCTATATTAAAAGCTTATAAATCACAAATAGAACAATATCTAGGATAATGGCTAAGTATTTTCCAAAAAATAGAGTAGTAGATAATAAATACACAAATGGTGATAAGTTTGTTAATGCAGACAGTAAAGAACCATATGTAGGATATTACTATGAAACTTATGATGGAAAATATAAAACGGGAAAAAACCCTATGGAGGGACCTTCTGAATCATTAGAACCTATAAGTAATATAGGATCTAACCCTCAAATTCCCGTAGAATTAAATAACGAAATATATTCATCATTATCAAAATCAAGAGCAGGCTCTTCTAATTCAGTAATAGGTACTTTGAAAGAACCTCAACCATTCTTTCCAAAACCAACTCCTCAAGACTATAATAGAGGATATTTTACTCGTTATGTAGCTAAAAGAAGAAATTCTCCTAATTCCATATTCATAGAGATTGATAGAACTACTTATAATGATTTACTATATCAAAGCGGTATTTACAATTATTTAATGTGGTCTGTAACATCTATATTTTGGCAGATTACTGGTCCCTTACTTGATAACAGGGAAAATAAAGAGTTTCCTCGTGCTGGTATAATTAATACTAATGAAAGAATATTAGCCACAAAAGCTAAAACTTTCCCTAGTATTGAAAAATTCTTTTCGAATCCTACTCAATTCGCTGTTTTAGAATCTCTAGAAGTTATTTCTGGACAATATACAAGTGGTAACGAATTAGTATTCAAATACAATGATAAAGAATATGTTGGTTACTATCATGTTAGAGGAAATGGTGATATTCTTGATGGTGCTACATCTGCTCAATCTAAAAATGTATTTTTAAAACCATCAAACACTACAGTGGCCGGTTCTATTTCATTGCTATTAGATAAGACATTAAAAGAACTTCGAACTCAAAATATAGCGAGTTTTGGAGGTTTAAGATTATAGTCTTATATTTACAGAAACAAAGGTTATGTTTTATATTATTGAGACTGAAGATCAACTCAGTCGACTACATACTGATTGCACAAACTGCTTTATTAACATTGTTCCGCTTAATGATAATTTTCATCCTAAGCTGAGTGAAACATGCTTGATATACTATAAATGTCCTACATCTAAGGGTTATTTATTTACTATTAATCACAGTGAGGCATTAAGCATTCAATACTACATTACATGACTATTTTTATAACAAATTTTTCCATTTAAAAAATATTAATAGTATTATTCCTATTTCTAAACATTATGAAAAACAGGAAGCAATATTCAATAATATATCTTGGTGTTTAGGTTTAATGCCAAACGAATATTTAAATAATGATTATACTGATGTATTTTATAATATAGAAAAACAAGGTATTGGTTTTGATGAAAAATTACTTAGAAAATATTTTGAATTTAATTGGGCTACCTATTCAGTAAATGATGGAAAAATACATGGTTATTTTAATTTATATAACCAAACCACCCGCCCAACAAATGCGTTTAACAATATCAATTTCAGCGCTTTAAACAAGGATAACGGCGCTCGCGAGACGTTTACACCAACAAATGACTATTTCGTTGAATTCGATTATAGCGCTTATCACCCACGTATTATCGCAAAAATTATTGGATATGAATGGAAAACCAATCCATATGATGAAATACCTAAAGAGGTAATGTTTCAAAATTTGTATGGTGGAATTAGGAAAGAACATATCCATGAACCATTTTTTGCTAAATTAGATGAATATCTAAATCATAAATGGAATGAATTCACTAGTGATGGTGCTTTGGATTTGGTAATGACTAAAATTCCTGCTTCGCGAATCGAGAATCCACTAAGATGAAAACAGGTGATAATTATGGGGTTTTAAACTAATTGCAATATTTATGGATAATAGACTAAATTTTGAAGATTTGGCAAATAAGTTATTTTGTACCTTTACTACACAAGAAAATCTCCCATTAGTTCTTGAAGACGTTAAACGCAAGTATCAAATTTTATTTAATAAGATATTTGTTCTTCATGTCCCATCAACTGAGGAGTATGTGTGTACGTATAATGTAGACTCGTTCAATGTTACGAACGACATTCTCCCTGGTACTATATTATTACATAGAAAGAAAGAAAGCAATACATTATATACAATTAATGCTTTGAATGCCCTGATTAAATCATTGAATGGTGGAATCATGGATAGTAGCTACGTTATTAATTGGAATGATTATCGCAATTGTATATTTAAATTAATTTTTATGGAATTAGGTTTTGAAATTTATAAAGACATAAACTTTAGTCTTTATTATCCAGTGGATACATCTCATTGTTCTTTACCTTTACATCATAGTATTCCTGTTAAGGAAATATTTTATGACAAAATTTATGAAAAATATTTTCCAATTGAAGAAACAGATGTTGTTTTAGATTTAGGTAGTCACATCGGAACTTTTGCTATGAGAGCATTAGGGCAGGGGGCACAATATGTTTATTGTTTTGAACCTGAAATTACCTACTATAAAACATTAGAACGAAATTTGCTATGGTACCCTAAAGGTAAAGCAAACATCAATGCTGACTATGCAACATCAGAAACAATAATCAATTTGTTGATAAACAACCACCACAAATTTAATTTTTGGAAGATTGATATTGAGGGTTATGAATACGATATTTTAGAAGATAAAACAGTACAGTTATATTTACTTCAAAATGCTAATAAAATAGCACTTGAATTTCACATCAATGGTGATGAACAGATATCTAATCGCATTTTAAAAATTTATGAATTGTTCGAAGCAGCAGGGTGGAAAACAGTAATTACCGATGTTAATGGAATGGAATTAACAGACCATTTTCGAAATAATTACTGGTATGCTGATGTGAACAAACATGCTAAAGAATTTTATAACGAAGTCTTAGGATATCTTTGGAAACCGTAAGTTTCTTTCTTACATTTAGTAAAACATAAAATAAGTTATATGGATTTAAAAACAATCAAATCGCGTCTCAATTCGCTTCAGAAGACGAAAGGCGGCTCTAACAACAAAGAAGAGCGTGCTAAAAATTTCTGGCGTCCGACCGTAGGTAAAGCTACGATCCGCATTGTGCCGTCTAAGTTTGATAAAGCTAATCCGTTCCGTGAGGTGTATATTCACTATAACATCGGGAACAGAATGATGATTGCTTTAACTAACTTCGGTGAAAAAGACCCTATCGTTGAATTCGCAGCTCAATTGCGTAAAACAAGTGATAAGGCAAACTGGTCATTGGCCAAAAAATTAGAACCAAAACTTCGTATTTTTGCACCTGTTATTGTGCGTAATGAAGAAGACAAAGGTGTTCGCCTTTGGGAATTTGGTAAAGAAATGTATCTTGATTTGTTAAGTATGGCTGAAGATGAAGATATCGGAGACTATACTGATGTTATGGATGGTCGTGACTTTATCGTTGATACAGTTGGACCTGAAGTTACAGGTACTAAGTTTAACAAATCATCTATTCGTGTACGTACAAAAACCTCAGCATTGAGTGATGACAACGGCCAAATTAAAACTTGGTTAGCTGAACAGCCAGATGTTATGTCGTTATATAAAAAGTACGAGTTCGACGAAATGAAAAAAACTCTTCAAGAATGGTTAAACCCTGAAGCGGAAGATACCGATGAAGAAGAGGAAGCAGTAGCACCTGCTCCTTCAAAACAAACACCTGGTCTTCAGTTGAATGTTAAGAAGAAAAAAGATTTCGATGAAGAAGAATTCGACGATTTATTTAAAGACGAAGAATAATAATTATGGCAAAATCTAAAAAAGAAGAAAGTTTAACTTCATCAGTATCAAAGGCAATAAAAGGTACTTTTGATTTAGAGAAATTTAAAACCGCAAAGTTTTTATCTCAACCTGTTAAGTTTAAACCACAAACATGGATTCCTTTATCCAAAGCTTTTCAAGATACTTTGTCTATTCCTGGTATTCCGATGGGCCATATAACATTGTTACGTGGCCACTCGGATACAGGTAAAACAACAGCATTACTTGAAGCTGCCGTAGCGGCACAAAAAATGGGAGTGCTACCAGTATTCATCATCACTGAGATGAAATGGAACTGGGATCATGCTCAACAAATGGGATTTGAAATTGAACCTGTAGTTGATGAAAAAACAGGTGAAGTAGTAGACTATAAAGGATTTTTTATCTACACAGATAGAGGTGCTTTAAATACTATTGAAGATGTAGCTGCATTTATCGCTGATTTGTTACATGAACAAAAAACAGGTGCTTTGCCTTACAACTTATGTTTCTTCTGGGATTCAGTAGGATCTATTCCTTGTAGATTAAGTATTGAATCAAACAAGAACAATAATGAGTGGAATGCAGGTGCTATGTCTCAGCAATTCGGAAACTTTATTAATCAACAAGTTGTATTATCACGTAAGGAAAACCAACCATACACTAATACATTAGTTGCTGTTAACAAAATATGGGTAGCAAAACCTAATTCACCAATGGAACAACCCAAAATGAAAAATAAGGGTGGTGACACTATGTTCTTTGATTCTTCATTAGTTATTACTTTTGGTAACGTTACTAATAGTGGTACTAATAAAATTAAAGCAACTAAAAATGGTAAGGATGTAGAGTTTGCTAAACGAACTAAAATCAGTTGTGATAAAAATCATATTACTGGTGTTACAAGTAAAGGAGCTGCAATTATGACAGTTCATGGTTTTATTGAAGATGATAAAAAAGCAGTTGACGAGTATAAAAAAGCTCACTCAGCTGAATGGCTTCAAGTTCTTGGTACTAAAGACTTTGATATTGTAGAAGAAAGAGAAATGGAAGAAGATATCAGAGACATATTTGACAATGAACCAACTGAACTTGAAACAAATGAGCAATAAAGCATTTTTTAAATCCCTACTTGACAATATAAAAGAATCAAAACAAGAGCCCTTGCATTTAAACAGCAAGGTGCTCTTGATAGATTCAATGAACACCTTTTTAAGGTGTTTTACTATGATACAGCACCTTAATTATCAAGGGCATCATATAGGAGGACTTACTGGTTTTTTAAAATCAATAGGTTTTGCAATTAATCATATTAAACCAACAAGAGTTATTTTGTGCTTTGAAGGAGCAGGTAGTAATACAAATAGAAAATACCTTTATCCTGAATATAAAGCAAATAGAAAACTTATTAAAGTTACCCATTGGGATACTTTTAATAATAAAGAAGAAGAATCTGAATCTATTGAGAATCAAATTGTTAGGTTAATTGATTATTTACAACAACTTCCTATTAATCTAGTTGCCATTGATAAAATAGAAGCAGACGATGTTATAGGGTATCTATCTACCCACCTACCAGGTGAAGTAGTAATTATGTCTGCTGATAAAGACTTTTTACAATTAGTAAGTCCTAAAGTATCAGTTTATTCTCCTAT